ACAATAGTTTAAAATTGTGAAGTAACGAGGGATAATTTTCCCTCGTTATTTTTTTAGAGGAAACCTTTTTATACATTACAAAAATTTTTTTAAATTTCTGCGTGTAATGTATATGGAGGAAGATTAAATGAAAATTAAAACTGTATGTGATGTATGTGGGAAAAGAATCGACTATCCTTTTTATGCTTTTGCTTGGGATAATGTAGTTTGTTTTGAATGTGCTTGGAATGCTGGCCACGAATTAGATTTAACCGATAAGGTTATTTTACCTTCTGGAGGTGCTGAGCATGGACAATAAAGAGCTAATAATAATCAAGATAATGGCAAATTTAGGAGAAATAGCTGATATTGATTCCAAAATCATGAGAGCTATCCTAGATGAAGCATTTAACGGATATTTAGTTGAAAAGGAAAGCTATGATCTAGTAGTTAGCGATTTAAAAGAAAAGATAGCTTATTTCCTAGCCGCCAAGAAAATCGATGGAGTAAAGCTTAATACTCTTTACAACTACAATCTAAAACTGCAACATTTTGCTGATAGGGTAGTAAAACCATGCAGCATGATAACCACGCACGATATAAGATATTATTTAGCTCTGATTAGCCAAGAAAAAGTTTTAAAAGAAAGCACTATGGCCACAAATTTCAGCGTCTTAAAATCGTTTTTTAGCTGGATGGCCAATGAGGAAATCATTGATAAAGACCCTATGAGGAAGCTTAAGACTCCAAGCTTAAATAAAAGGGATTTAAGACATGCTCTAACAAGCGAAGAATTAGAAAAAGTTAGAAATGCATGCAAGACAATCAGAGAGAAATCATTAGTTGAGTTTTTATCTAGCTCAGGGTGTAGACTTACAGAGCTTCAGCAACTCAATATATCTGATGTCGATTTCAATGAAAGATGTGTTGAGGTACTTGGTAAAGGAAATAAGAAAAGAGTGGTTTATTTTAGCCCTAGAGCAAAGTTATTTATACAAGAGTATATTAACTCTAGGAAGGATAAAAACCCCGCTCTATTCGTTTCTTATCGTGCGCCTTATATGCGTTTAGGAGCAAGAGCAATACAACTAGAAATTAAAAGACTTGGAGAAGCAGCTAAGCTTAATAGAAAAGTGCATCCCCATCTACTAAGGCATACTTTTGCTACACTTGCTCTTAACTCAGGTATGGATATAACTGTAATTCAGAGTATTTTGGGTCACGAAAGTGTAGCAACTACTCAGATTTATGCTGTAATGAATAAGGACCATATCAAGTCAGAATATCGTAAATTAATATCATAACCAAAAGAGCCGCAGGGCTCTTTTTTATTCTAAAAAACGGAGGTGCTCATGCAAATAGAACTTAGTATATTGTTTAGCACAGGGGTAGCTTTACTTGGGGTTTATGCAACTTATCACAAGATAACTACTGAGAATAAAAGGCTTCAAGAAATTAGAGAAAAAGAAATCGTAGCTGAAAAAGAAAAACAAACTGAAAGACATATTGAGCTTAGGAAATCCATTGAATATATTGGTGTAGATGTTCAGTCTATGACGAAAAAAATGGATTCAATGGATACAAAATTTGATTCTTTGGATAGAAGAGTAACTGTTGTAGAAGAATCTTCAAAGTCTGCCCATAAAAGAATTGATGGGGTTGAAAAAAAGTGTGAATTAAGAAATGAAAGGAGGCAATGATGTCACCAAGAAAATCTATAGAAGTACTTGAAGCTGAAATTAAAAAATTAAAAGATGAAGAAAAAAGCAAGAAAAAAGAGAAAATGTATGTTGAAGCAAGTAAAAAAGTAATGTTTTTAGTGATTTTTTTAGTATTTATTGTATTTTTTACTTGTTTGTATATTTCTGTTAAAACATATTCAACTGATTTATCTATAGCTACTTTGCAACAAGCAGTATTATTTTCAGCTCCAGTGCTTACTGCTTTAATCGTAAAATCAGGCTTTGAAAATGTAAGAAAAGGCAAAATAAGAGAAAAAATAATAGATTCTAAGATAAATAATAATGAAAGTGTAGATTATGGAGCTGAGGATTTTAGGGAGAGTGTTTGATGAAACCTTTCATAAATGAAATAGCAAGATGTATTTATATAGCTGACCCAGAACAAAAGATTTTACCTTCATTGATTCTTGCTCAAGCATGTCTTGAAAGTAATTATGGTAAATCAAAACTAGCTATTGAAGCTAAAAATCTATTTGGAGTTAAAGGCAAAGGATACACAATCAATACTAAAGAGTACTTAAAAAATGAATATGTGACCGTAAAGGCAGAATTTCAATTATATAACAGCTGGCAAGATTCTGTTAATGATCAAGTCAGAAGATTTACAAAAGTAAGCAGGTATAGCAAAATACCAGGAATAAAAGATTATAAATTAGCTTGTAATGAAGTATATAAGGCTGGCTATGCGACAGACCCAAGATATCCATCAAAACTTATAAGTGTTATTGAATCAAATAAACTATACGAATATGACCAGAAAGAAGGTGTAGTTTTGGTTAATAGAAATAAAATAATTGATACAGCAATAATGCTACAATCGAAAAATATAAAATATAAATTAGGTGCAAAGGCTGTTCCGCCTAGAATTCCTACTCATTTGGATTGCTCTGGATTTATAAGATATTGTTATTTATCTGCAGGAGTTAATGTAAAAGATGGGACATATCACCAATTTAATGATAGTAATTCAATAAAACCTACAGATTTAAGATTAGGAGATTTAGGCTTTATGCAAACTCCAGATTCTCCTGGAGTAAATCATGTAGGTCTTTATGCAGGAGATGGAAAGTGGATTCATTGCAATTTTAGTAGAAACGGCATAACTTTAGAAAGAACTAATATGTTTCCTTATGCTCGAAGATTTAAAGGAATTAGTTTCACAAATGTTAAATTAGAGGATGGTGGAGAAATGGAAAGAAAACCAGTAACTGAAAAAGATTTGAACCATGGGATAGCTGCAATAAATAATCTAGCAAAACTTAATATAATAAATAGTCCAGAGCGCCACATAAAGGACCTTAGAGAATATCCTTGGGACTGGAAAATGTGGGTAGTTCAAAATAATATAGCGGAAAAATGTGGAGGTGCTAAATGAAAATAGACTGGAAAAGGAAGTTATCTAGCAGGAAGTTTTGGGCAGCTCTTATAGGTTTTATAACGGCCATTCTTGTAGCTATTAATTTTACAGAAGCTGAAATAGCTCAAATAACAGCTATAGTTTCAGCATTTGCTACTCTGATTATATATATCCTTACAGAAGGATATGTCGATGGAAAAAGAGAAGAAAACAATATAAATATATAATAGTATTATCAAACCCTTGCAAACGCAGGGGTTTATTTTTTTTGGAAAAAATTAATTTATTTTTAAAATAGTGTTGACTTATTATACTATCGATAGTATAATATAATTATAGAAGGTTAACAAAACCTCCTAAATAAAACCAAAGGGGATATGAAAAATGCTAAAAATTAAAATGAATGGACAAGCTCAAGTAATCGAAGACAGAATGGTTAAAGATTTTGGAAAAGATGAAAGTGGAAAAGAGTATTCAGTAACATTTAAAGTTTTCGAAGATTTTGATCTAGACACCAATCCAGACTTATCAGATGCGGCAAATTGGAACTCTCCAGTAGAAGTTTGGGACATAGAAGAACAAGAAGAAGTTGAAATAACAACAGTAGAACTAGAATACTAAAATAAAAGGTTGGCGGTAAACCTAAAAACCGCCAAAATAAAAATATGGAGGGATTAAAATGATGAACTTAAAACAGAAGTATAGCGAGTGGAGATTAATAGCTAATGGATTTATAGAAGAAGAAGGACAAAAAGCATATGATTGTGGAGAACCTTCAGTTCAAGAAAATTTTAGCGAATTTGTTGGCAGAGAAGTGAATTATGAAGAAATGCTAGAATTAGAAAAAGAGTGGGAAGAAGAAAATAACTGGGAAAAATAATTTTAAAAGGTTTACGGTAATCCTTCAAAACCGTATATAAAATGGGGGTAAGCATTATGGAAAATAACTTAGATTGGTTCAATTTTAATTTAATGGTACCTGACTATGATCCAGATGATGAAGGAGATAATATGGAAACTAAGGCTCAAACTGAAGCGAATAAAAAGTGGCAAGAAAAAAATAGAGAACATGCTAGATATTTAAGAAATAGAAGTACTGCAAGGAATTTTATAAAAAAGCAAGCTAAGATTGAAGATATTGAAGAATTAGAAGAACTTATAAAAGCAAGAAAGAATGAATTATATGAAATTAATTTAGATGATATTAAGCATGAAAAGTGATATAATAATTATAAAGACAATACCCCTTCAGCCGATTATGGCCAGGCATGACCTGACGAAGGGGTTATTTTTATTTTCAAATTATTTAGAATATAAGGTATACTTATATTAACTTACAAAAAGGGGGAATTAAAATGGAAAAAAGCAAAGAAAAGAAGCCTATTTTTAAAAGATGGTGGTTTATTTTAATTGTTGCCGTTTTAGTTATAGGTGCACTTGGTGGTGGGGGAGACAAAGAAGACACTCAAGGAGCTCCAGAAGTTTCTGCAACTCAAGAAGAATCAGCAACTACTGAAGAACCTGCAGAAGAAGTAAAGCAAGAAGAACCAGCTCAACCAGAACAAACAATGTCTAAAAAGAATGCAATAAGAAAAGCTGAATCATATTTAGACTTAACTGGTTTTTCAAAGTCAGGATTAATAAAACAATTAGTTTTTGAAGGATTTAGTGAAGAAGATAGTGCATATGCTGTAGAAAATATACAAGTTGACTGGAAAGAGCAAGCAGTTAAAAAAGGAAAAGAGTATTTAGATATGTCTGCTTTTTCAAGAAGTGGTTTATATGATCAGTTAACATTTGAAGGATTTACTGATGAAGAAGCTACTTATGCATTAGATACAATAGGGTTATAATATATAACAACAAAAATACCCTTGAAATAGGGTATTTTTCTTATATTCGGCTGAAACTTATTAAGTCGTGTATTTGAAAGGGTTCGCCTTGGGTGCACCACTCAAACCCACGACTATTTTCAGCAAATGAAAATATAATATATAAATCTACTTTTTCTTTATGAATTACTACTTTTTCAACAAATATTTGAATAGATTTTTCTCTAGCATCCTCATTTTCAAAATCAAGAATTGATTGTATATATTCATGCACATCATCAATTGAATAAGATGTTCTTATTTCTGCTTTAGAGATTCTATTTTGAATCTCTTTTTTCTTTAATTCTAAATCTGTTAGTTTTTCTTTTAATGATTCATGATACATTCCATTAGTAATTGCTTCCAAAATAGATTCTATTTTTCTTTCTGTTTCTCTAAGTTCTTTATTTAAAATATCTTTTTCTCTTGGAGCTTCCTTTTTTTCGCTTAAATATATTTCAGTAGCCTGATATATTAATTCTTTTTTTCTATCTTCAGTAAAATATGATTTTATTTTATCCATCACATAATTTTCTATTTTATTTTTTTCTACCCCTTTATTTCCACACTTATTAGAGCAGATATAAGAAGAATATACATGTTTACCACCATTTCCACCACTTCTAGTATTTCCATGCATAGCTCCGCCACACCCGCAAAATATTTTACCAGTCAATCTATAATTTACTTTAGCTTTATTTTTACCAGGTTTATTTTTATGTGCTTTATCTTTCATTTTCATTTGAGTAATCTCCCATGTTTCTTTATCTATAATTGCTGGTATAGCGTTTTCTTTTCTTATTACATTTTTACTTTCTTTATGAGTATTTCTTTTCCCATTTACTTTAATTCGTTTACCATAAATGTAGGTTCCTACATATCTTTCATTTTTTAAAATTTCATGCAATGCTGTCTTTTTAAAGTCTCTATTTAATTTAGTTTTATACCCTTTTTGGTTTAAAGTATCTATTATTTTTTGATAAGAATTGTCATTTATATACATATTAAATATAATTCGAACAGCTTCGGCTTCATATTCATTTATTACATATTTTTTATTTACAAAGTCAAATCCTAGAGGTGGAGTTCCTCCAGTAGTTAAGTTCTGCTCTACATTTTCCATCATGCCTTTCATAACTTCTCGTGACAAGTTAAGGCTAAAGTATTCAGCCATGCCTTCATATAGTGATTCTAAAAGGACGGACTCTGGAGAGCCGTCTAATTTTTCTAGTACAGATATAACCTTAATTCCATTTTGTCTCAATCTATGCTTATACATCACAGAATCAAATTTATTTCTAGCAAATCTTTCAAATTTATGAACTATAACAGCATCAAAATTTTGTCTATAAGAATCATCAATCATTCTTTGAAATTCTGGCCTATGGTCGCTTCTTCCAGTGAGAGCATAATCAGCGTACTCATGTATTAGCTCATAATCATTTTCAGAACAATATTTTTTTATAGCTCTAATTTGCGCTTCAATAGATTCATCTCTTTGATTATCAGAAGAAAATCTAGCATATGCAACAGCTTTCATAATAATTATCCTTTCTAAAAATCAAATTAATTGTCCCAAGGTAATAAAACTTTAGCTTTTAAATATGTGGATTCTCCACCGCATATAGTGCAGTATCTAGCATTTTTAGTCAATTCTTCTGAACAGTTTGTGCATTCATTCCATAAAGGCTCTCCACAAATTTTACAATAAGTATCATTAGTTTCAATATCTTCATTTTCACATTTTGGACAAAACATATAATTTTGCTCTGGATATATCATAATAGTATCCTCCCTATAAGCTTTAAATTCTGAGAAATTAGAGTTTCCGATTCTTATAAAATCAGAATTTCTACATATACTGCATGTGAAAGGTTTTTTTTCAATGATTTCATGTCTACAAACTTTACAAATATTTGTAAAAAGTATTTTTTTTAAATTTTTACTAAATTTATGAGTTAAATCAATTTTTTTTCTGAGTTTTTTATATTTTTTTATTTTATCCCAGTTTTCCATAATATAAGAAACAGGAGTATGATTGATTTCAAATATTTCTTTAAGTGTTTTTTCTGAAATTTCTCCATAAGTATCATATATTTCAGATATTAAAGGGAAAGGTGCTAATAAATGTTTGGCAAAATGATTTGCTTCAATTTCTTGCTTTTTTCTTTCATTTTTTGAAATAAATCCATTTTTTTTAACAATTTCATTTGTTTTTTCTCTATGTTTAAGAATATAATGACCAAGCTCATGAGCTATAGTCCATCTTATTCTTAAACTATCTTTTTTATCATTGTAATAAATTATGTGTTCTTTTAATTGACTATTATCTATATTAACTGATATTAATACTCCCTCATCTGTATTGAATTCATTAATTACATCATTTAAGTGTATTTTTTTATTATATGCGTAGAAAGAATATGAACATAAATACAGTCCAGGAATACAGCTAATAATATCATCTAATGCTATTGGAATAGATACTTTTGGACTATCAAGAAGTATTTTATAAGCCTTAATCTGAATATCACTATAATCTATATCTTTTGGATATGGAGTCACTATTTTTTACTCGCTTTTGCTTTTTTTAGGCTATTAATTAAATTCAAAATAGTTTCTTTTTCTTCTTGGTCCAATTTTTTATAACCGTCAATAACTTCATTTATATTATTGTCTCTTTGTTGCATATAAATTTCTATTTCTCCAATTTCGTTATTTTTATTATTTCCAGTCAAAAGAAAGTCTGTAGTTACTCCTAAAACTTGAGCTATTTTTATTATTTCATCATCTCTAACTGCTCTAGTTCCTTTTTCAATTCTATTCATTACACTTTCGTTTAAACCAGTTTTTTCTGCTAATTCTTTCTGATTAAGTTGAAGTCTCTCTCTAATATCAGTTATTCTTTGACCAATATTCACAATAACACCTCCTAATATTTTCTATTAATTTCTAATATGTATATATAATACCTCTTTTTCCGTTTCGGAAATAATAAATTTATAAAATAGAAAAAAATAATTTGCATTTCTAAAATAGAAATGATAATATAAGAATATAGAAATTGCTAAAATAGAAAGGGGATATTTTTATATATGATTCAAATAAATTTGGATTTCATAAAAAAGAGAAGATTAGAATTAGGCTATACTAATCAAATAATGGCTGAAAAGCTTGGTTTCAAGAATGCATCTAACTACTACAAATACGAAACTGGAGAATATTCATTCAAAGCTTCTATGCTTCCAGTTTTATCTAAAATATTAAATTGTGATATGAAAAATTTTTTTATTAATTAAATTTCTAAAATAGAAATTATATTAGGAGGGCTTATGGAAAGAATAATAATAACCATGGACCGAAAAGATGGAAGCGTTTTAAATGTAAAAACAGAAAAACTAGAAAATACAGATAACAAATCTAATATAAATTTATTCTGTAGGTTTTTAGCAGATAGCTATATAAAACATTTACAAGAAACTAAGGAGGGAAAATCATGATAGGTGATGTGGTTGGCTACAACAAATTTAGAGTTGAAATTCTTAGTGGCGAAAAGGTAGTAATCATAAATTTTGAATCTGAGCAGGAATACAGGCATTGGTTAAATAATGGAATGGCATTTAATACAAGAGGCGTGATATTTGATTATGAGAATAGGAAGATAATTGAATTTCTAAAATAAACAGGAGGACACTTGATGACTAATTTACAAGAAAGAGATACTTTTACAAGTTTAGAACTAACTGAGTTAATCAATCAGTACAGAAATGAAGAGGGTAACAAGAACCCTTTAAGACATGACAATTTATTGCAGATAATAAGAGATGAGTTTGAAGAAGAAATCTCACTCCTAAAAATTCAGGAGTCAAATTACAAAAATGACAGAGGCAAGGAATACCCTATGTTCGTATTAAATCTAGCTCAATCAAGACAGGTCTTAGTTAGAGAATCAAAATTTGTAAGAAAATCAGTAATTTCATATATAGATAAATTAGAAAATAGTCTTATAAATAAATTGCCTAAAGACTATCCTTCAGCGCTTAGAGCATTAGCAGATAAAGCAGAAGAAACACAACGCTTATTAATTGCAAACAAAGTAAAGGACCAGCAAATTTCAGAACTTAAGCCTAAAGCTGACTATGTTGATAAGATTTTAAAATCTAAAAGCCTTATGAATATAAATCAGATAGCAAAAGATTATGGAATGTCTGGAATAGCATTAAATAGAATTTTATATAAGCTAGGAATCCAATATAAGCAAGGCAGACAATGGCTCTTATATTCCAAATATCACAGTAAAGGATATACTCATTCAGAAACTATAGAAATACCTTCAACTTGTGGTACTCCTAGACTTGAACTTCATACAAAGTGGACTCAAAAAGGAAGATTATTCTTATATGAAATACTAAAAGATAATCAAATAGTCCCCTTGATTGAAAAAGTACAGTAATGGAGGTAGTTATGGAATTTAAAACAGAAGAAGTAGAAGGATTTGGGAATCTCAATAATGAGTTTAAAAAATTATTTGAAAATACAGCCCCTAAGTTTATAGCAGCTCAGGGGCTACTGTATAGACCATATAGACAGCCAGTAAAAGTAAGCCATATTAATAACTCCGAAACCGAAATTAGAGTAGATCTAAAAAATGGAGATTATCAAATTTTCAATATTAATGGAACTTGGTATTAACTTCAGAGAAAGGAGAAAAATATGTCTGAAATTAAATGGATAAAAATCACTACTGGGATGTTCCAGGATGAAAAAATAGATTATATAGAAAGTCTGCCTGAAGCTGATGCGATATTAATCATCTGGATAAAGCTGCTGACATTAGCTGGCAAATGTAATTCAAATGGGTTTATTTTCTTAACTGAAAACATACCATACACATACGAAATGTTGGCACATAAATTTAGAAGGCCTATAAATGTTGTAAAACTAGCATTACAAACTTTTAACAACTTAGAAATGATTGTACTAGATGGAGACTTTATAAAAATTGCTAACTGGGAGAAACATCAAAACATTGAGGGCATGGAAAAGATAAAAGAACAGACTAGAAAAAGGGTTGCTAATTACAGGGAAAGACAAAAAAAACTTTTACCATCACCATGTAACGAATTATGTAACGCTACAGTAACGCAAGGTAACGAAACAGATATAGATAAAGAATTAGATATAGAAATAGATAAAGATATAGATATAGAAAAGATTAGTAAATTATCTAAAGATAATTTAACTAGCATAATTCATAGATGGAATAGTCTTAATTTGTCTCAAATAAAAGCAATTAAGCCCAATACTCTAAGGTATAAAATGCTAAAGTCTCGCATTAATGAATATGGACTAGAAGAGGTTTTAAGAGCTATAGACAACATCAAAGAATCTAGCTTTTTAAGAGGTCAAAGCAAAACATCTTTTATTATTACTCTGGATTGGTTAGTTAAGCCAAATAATTTTTCAAAGGTTTTGGACGGCAATTACAAAGACAATGTTAAAAAATCAGATTTTAAGAAGAATAATCAAAACTTACAAGGCGCATATGTTTCAGCAAGCAATAATGATCTAGAAGATATGCTCATAAAGAAAAGAGGAAATAAAGCTATATAAGGAGCAAAGATATGATTAAAAGCATTATAAATAAAAGAACTGAACTAGGCTACACAATAAAGCAAATGAGCGTAAAGATTCAATGTAATCCAGAAAAATACAGCAATTTTGAGAGATGCAACCTAAAAACTATTGATATGGGCTTTATAAGTAAATTATCTATTATCTTAGAAATGCCTGAAAAGGAGTTAATTAAAAAAGTAAAAAAGTATATGGATATAGTTGATAGAACATGCCTAGTATGTGGCAAACGCTTAGAAGGTAATAAAAAGGCATATTGCTCAGCTATTTGCTCAGCATCATTAACTAAAAATGAGCATTTAAGGTTAGTAAAACAGCGAGAAGATAAAGAAAAGCAGTTGAAACTTATAAAAGATAGCAAAAAAGCAACTAAAAACCCTAAATATCTAAAGTTACATCAAGTGGAAGCTGCAGCAAGAGAAAAGGGCATGAGCTACGGAGAATATACAGCACATCTATTTAAGGGAGGAAAATAAATGAATAGTGTAATACTAATAGGCAGACTGACTAAGGACCCAGAGCTAAGATATATTCCTTCAACTGGAAATGCTCTAACTATATTTTCAATAGCAGTAGATAGAGCTTTTAGCGGCAAAGATGGTAAAAAACAGACAGATTTTTTCAATATAGTGGTTTGGGGCAAGAGCGCAGAGTACTGTGCGAATTATCTTGCTAAAGGAAGATTAGCTGCAGTAAAAGGCTCAATACAAAACAGAACTTATGATACAAAAGATGGCCAGACAAGATATATCACTGAGATTATTTCAGAAAATGTTCAAATACTAGAATGGGGAGAGAAAAAAAGCAGTAATGATGATAATGTTTTTTCTCCTATAGAAGATGACGATGTGCCGTTTAACTAGATTTTGGACAAAATAAGGAGGCAAGGATGAATATAGATAAAGTTAAAGATATACTTTACGACTATCCATATACTGAGGAAAAAAGAGAGCGTTTAAATAAAGAACTCCAAGACTTGCTAGGGAGCAAATACGAAACAAGCATTACAGCACAATTGAATGGCGTTACAAGCAGCAATAGACCAATATCAGATAAAACTGGAGATGCAGTAATAAAAATAGCTGAAATATATGATACTAGAGCAAATGCAATAAAAAATAAGATAAATAATCTATATAAAATACAGAATGCAATTGAAACAAGTTTCGAAAAACTAGATCATAACCAAAAACAAATAATAGAACTTAAGTATTTCAAACGATATAAGTGGATTCATATTGCAAAGAAAATAAAATACAGTACTAGAAACTGTTACAACCTACATGACAAAGCAATTGAAATTATATGTGAACAATTCAAAAAGGAGTCTGTATAGATATGGAAAAAATAAAAGGATATTCTCAATTAACTTCAAATGCTAAAGCTTTATTTGATGATTATTACAATAAATTGACTAATGATGATAAGCAGCAAGTAAAAAGTGTCACTATGCTTAGAAAAAGTGAATACATTCTGAGGATTGATTTCTTCTATTCAATACATAGATTACTCAGAAAAGATGCCAACGGAAAAATAATTTTATTTTAGGAGGCTAACTATGAAAATGGTTTTTTTATATGTTTTTTACTCATTTAGTCCAATAATTGGTGTAATTTTAGCCTATTTTGTATCAAAAATGTATAAAAACTACAAAAGAATGCAAAGCTTAAGAAAAATAAAAACTATAAACATATACAGAGGTGATTAGATGACAATAAAAGAAATATACAAAATGCAAAAGGATTTAGATGATCTAATCATTAAAAAGAAAGAATTGGAGGTAGATAATAAAACTTTATTGACTACAAGACTCTTAGCATTGTTTGTTGAACTTGGTGAACTTTCAGAGGAAAGAAGAAAAGCTGGTGCAAATTGCAAGATAAATCCTATGGGAAACCGAGACATAAGAGACAAAGCAATAGAAAAAGCTTTAGAAGAATATGTAGATTGTATGCACTTTGTATTTTCAATAGCTAATGCTTTGGATTTAGAAGATTATATAGAAAATCATGAATTAAAAGAGTTTTTACATGTACCTAAAAAAATAGATTTTTTAATTATTCTTAGCAATTTTACAAATTACATTAGTAACTGGAAATATTGGAAAAAAGAAAAAAAGCATGATAAAGAAGAGCTGTATTCACAGTGGAAGAACCTTTTAAATTATTTTGTAAGTATGAGTGGAACTACTAGCATATATGAAGCAGGCAGTTTCAAAATTGAGGAAATTGAAGAAGCTTACAAAGCTAAGATGAAAAAGAATTATGAAAGACAAGAAAATAACTACTAGGAGGATTATATATGTCATTAGAAGAAAAAATTGAGTATGTAATCAATGAGTATTTTAAGGGCAAAGAAATAAAGAAAAGCATTCAAGAAATAGAACTTTCAGAAGATGAAATACAAAGCGTTGTAAATATACCTGGAGGAAAAATAATGGAGAATAATACTTGTGCTTTCTGTAAAAATGTTATTCAAGTAGAGGAATGGGACTCAGACAGAGTTTTAAATTGGGAATGTGGATTAAATCAAAGAGATGTTAAGCCAGAAGATAGTTGTAAAAAATTTGAAAAATTAAATGATGATAATAATTTTGATGAAGAAGAGATATATTTTTAAAAGTAGCATTGAAAGTTATGCAAGCCTAGATGAATACAAAGAATAACGCAATAGGTTGATATTGAGAAGGAGGAAAATGTATGAATAAATACTTTTGGAACTTTAACGAGCATGAGGAAGTTTGGCAAAACTCTTGTCCAACGATTGAGGATTGCATAGAAGAAGCCAAATGGGAAAAAGAAGATAGAGAAATAGCAGAGAACCATGTCTTTATAGGGGAAGTAGAGCCTTATAAACCTATAGTTTATGCTGATTATTTAATAGACAGCATACGAGAACAAGCATACGAAGAATGTGGAGAATGTTGCGAAGGTTGGCTTGATGGACTCAATAAAAAACAAGAAGAGATATTAGAAGAGAGATTAAATAAAGTTTTAATTGATTGGCTAGAGGAAACTAATAATAATCCTAGTTTTGGAAAATTTATGAAAATTAGTAAGTATAATCTTGAAACTGGGAAAGAAAGCGAGGGAGAGTAATGAAAAAACCTCCTAAGACACATTTATATTGGCATGAGCATGACTCCAAAATACCTAAGTCGGATGGAAATAAATTAATGGGTTACAGAGGAACTATATGCGGATATCAGAGAAAAAATGTTAGACATGACCCTAGAGAAGTTAATTGTAAATTATGTCTTAAAGAAATGGAGAAGAGAGGAATTTAGAAACGCAATATAACCAGATTGTGAAGGAGGAACTTGGAGTGAAAAATACACTTATAGATTTAAACAATCACTTATTTGCTCAACTTGAAAGATTAAGTGATGAAGAATTAAAAGGAGAAGCTCTTTCTGAGGAAATAGATAGGGCAAAATCTATAGCGGTAATTGCAAAAACAATAATAGACAATGGAAGTCTTGCTTTAGATGCCAAGAAATTTAGGGACAATAGAATGGATATCGACAATAACTTACCTAAAATGTTGGAGGGTTAATATGTCTAGGAAGGTATTTACAAAGGAACAAGAAGAGTATCTTAGAGAAATATACCTTGGTAAATTTAATGAAGATATAACGAATATGATAAATGAAAAATTTGGTACTAATTTTAATGAAGGCCAGATATCAAGAACAAAATATAGGTTGGGTCTTAAGTCAGGATATCAAAAACCAAGAACTAACAAGGGACAATTTGTAAAAGGACAAAAGCCAATTTATATCGTGCCAAAAGGCACAAGAAATTCTCCTGCTACGGAATTTAAAAAAGGAAATAAACCTGCCAATTGGAAACCTTTAGGCTCAGAACGAATATGCAGCAAAGACGGATATATTCTAGTAAAAGTAGCAGACGGACAGCTACAGAAGAATTGGAAGGCAAAACACAAGGTTATATGGGAAGAACACAATGGACCAATACCAAAAGGTCATGCTGTTGTATTTTTAGATAGAGATATAACCAATGTAAATATAGAAAATCTTGCACTTGTAACAAGGTCAGAGCTGCTGATTATTAATAGACAAAAATTAATGACACAAGATCGAGAATTAAGTAAAAGCGGAATTATGATTGCAAAATTGCATGAGAAGATATACAAGCTTGGAGATAAAATCGAATAAGTTTGATTAACAAAAATTAACATTGAGGAGGTTTCTATGCATACTAAAAATGAAATAGGAGACAGCTTGAAGAAACAGATGCCTTATTGCACAAATCATAAATGCATAAATTACTTTGAGGATTCCTGCATGTACTTATTAGAAGATGGACCATTGAAAATAAATCCTATGGAATATTCTGATGAAACATGTGAAGCTTTCATTTCTGGAAAACATCCTTTGTATTTAGAAGAAATACTTGAAATTACTGAAAGATATCAAGCATTGGTAGAAGCAGTGAGAGAGACTATGAGCATGAATAAAGCTGAGGATGATACCTTTGGAGCATATGAAAGAGGATGGCAGGAAGCAGCTAATAGAATAAATCAAGCAATAGACTGTTATATACCCCAAGATACAGATGAATCAAAGGAACTTATAGATAGAATAACAGCAGCTACAGAATTTCTTAATGAACTTAATAAAGATGAACAACCATGGCTAGAAATATCTGAAATAGAATGGCAAGCAGGCAATAAATATAAAGATGATTGTCTTGGTCGCATGTGGCGAGTGAATGAAGATGAAAAGACCTTAATAGAGGATGAGGTCGAATTTCCAGAAAACATTGAAACTATTTTTCATGTCAGAGACATATATGTAATGAGATTTAAAAAAGTTTTAGAAAATGAAAAAAACTAACCAGATTATAAATTAAATAGGAGGGTTTAATAATGGAAGTAGAACTGTTAATAGTAAATGGTGATATCAACGAGTTTATGGCAGGAAATATAGAAGTAGATTTGTGGGGAATGGGTTTTGACAATTTGACAGTAAGTGAAACAGAAGAATTTAATGAACATCTAAGCAAAATCATAAGCCTTTTAAGAGTTGGTTCCATAAGAAAAATTAGAGAAAGCGATGGTGAAGAATAGTGAAGAATAACATTAAGAATAACAACATCATAATGATAGCAGGAATTTTACTTACTATATTTTTTATGAAGCATTTTTATTATACAAATTTTAATTTGTTTATGTATGGATTAGGAGCCTTATCAATTATAGCAATAAATATATTAAAAATTATATTTGAAAAATAATAAGAATAGCAAATAATAGAAAAGGGAGCAAATAGAGAATACAACTATGGTTTAGCTACAGGTAAAGAAATAAAATTTATGTAGAAAAATTAGAAAAAAACATAAAAAACTCTAAAAGTTTGCACATTTTTTCACTTTTTTTCACCTTTTTTCACTTTTTTCACGAAATTGATAATGTTATAGTTAAGATGCAAAATTTTAGATTGATGAAAACTTTATTCAAAAGCTGCAAATAACTTTGTGGCTTTTTTTATTTATATAAAAAATGAGGGAGAATTATGAATTATGTCGAGCCTATTAGAGATTATGACAAGTTAGCAGATATCCTTGAATACTTAAAAAGAACTAACCAACGAAACTATATGATGTTTTTAGTTGGTATATATACTGCGCTTAGAATTTCGGACATACTCAGATTAAAAGTTAGAGATGTAAAAAATAGAAATAACATTACATTGAGAGAAAAGAAAACAGGAAAGCAAAAGATTATACCAATAAATCCAGCTCTAAAAAAAGAATTGGAATGGTATTGCAAGGATAAAGAAAATTATGAATATCTTATTAAAAGCAGAGAGCAAGAAAATAAACCTATCACACGAGATACAGCATATAAGATATTACGAGATATTGGTGATAGATTTGGAGTAGAAAATTTAGGAACGCACACATTACGAAAGACTTTTGGATTTCATTACTACAAGAAAACAAAAGATATAGTTATGCTTCAGCGTTGTTTTAATCATAGTGATCCTAGTGTTACATTAGCCTATATTGGTATCCAACAAGATGCTATTAATAGAGCAATGAGGACCTTTACTTATTCAAGATAAAGGGACAAATACACTGAGGATTATTTTTTTAAAACAAAATAAGTTACGCATATTGAGAAAATGTATAACTGATAATATTTGATTGAGTTGAAAGTATTGAAAAATACATGATTTATTAATTAATTTTGAGTTATACACAATTTAAAGATTATGTATAATTCGCAAAGAGGGTGAAAAAATGGGTCAAAGTATTGAAAATACTAATAAAAATAAAATTGAATATAAGAAAATTATGCAAAAAAAAATTAATAGTATTTTAGAACTAGAAAAGGGCGATTTGTTCCAAAATATTGTTTTTAAAGAGTATATTTTGCAAAAAGGAGCAAAAAACCTTGTCGAATGGTTGCAAAATAAGGGTTACAAAATTAACACAAAGTACAAAGGTAGAAAATGGCAAACTACAGATATAAGAGATTTTGTTTTAGATTCTAAAAATCATATTGGAGTAAATGATGATTTAGTAAAAATAGTTTGTCACATGGTAAATTACACAGGCAAAGCCAACTTTGAACAAAGACTGCACAGAGCAATGAAAGCAGTTTTGAAAAATTAGGAGGTTTCCTGATGCCATCAATGTCTAAAGAAGAATCTACAAAGAGATTGCTATTTGACCAGCTACAAATTAAGCATAAGAAGAGAATGAAAAATCAACTAAACTATGATTTAAATCAATGTGTTATAGACAGAATGAATAAGTGCATGAGCAATAGAAAAACTAGAAGAAAGTATTTTGGAGTTAGATGAGGAGGCTTTTGTATGTCAGCTAAGACTGTAACTGTAATAGTATGCAGTAATTGCAACAAAGCATATTCAGAAGAGTATAAGCATACTGATTGCAAAGCTTGTGGCTCTATTATATTAGAGCAATTGAAAATAAGAATAGATACTATCAATGAATGCAAGAAATGCGGAAAAGAGATTATAGAAGGTTTAAGATTCTGTGATGAATGTAAAGCTGAACATTACAGGCATAAGCAAAGGAAGTCAGTTCATGTATAAGCTATGTAATAAAATGGGTTGCAATAACTTAGTAAAAATATCTGAAAAGTACTGTGATAAGCATAAACATGTTGAAACTGACAATAAGCAGGAACGCAATAGATACTATGATAAGAATATGAGAGAGGACAAAATAATTAAATTCTATCACTCGAAAGCATGGATAAGAACTAGGCAAGCAAGATTGATTAAGGATAGTAAGTTATGTCAAGATTGCTTATCTAGTCATAAGATTACAATAGCTGAAACAGTTCATCATATCATCGAAGTTAAAGACAATTGGAGTAAGCGGTTTGATATAGAGAACCTTATTAGCTTATGTAATAGTTGCCATAATAAGAGACACAAGAAAGGAGAAAGTAAATGGAAACAAAGAAAGTAATCCGAAGCAGGAAATCACATCATGATAAAGCTAGAGCTTTTAAGTGTTGGATTGGAGAACCAAGATTTGAATTGCCTGAGTCAGAAGAAGTATTAAATAGTTCTATGAGTAAAATATTTTACTTTATTCCAGCTGCATTGTTACTCTTGGCAGTATTATTAATAATCTTTAAAGGGGAGGGGTATATCTGAAAGTTTTAGCCCATACCTAGATGACCGTATAGGGTAGTTTGATTGTGGAAATTTCCTAAAATTCAAGTTTGAGGGGTACAGCCCACTTTGATTTTAACAAAAAAACAGATGATAAAAAAATAACAGAAAGGGGGTTTGATTTTGGCAGGAAGACCAAGGAAACCAGTATCACAATTAGAAGGACATTTGACTAAAGAACAAATAAGAGAAAGACAAGAGCAAGAAGATATTTTAAAACAACTTCCAAAAGATAAACTAAAGCCCCCAGCCTGGTTATCTGTTAGAGGAAAAAAGATATTCAGAGACATAGTAACTAGCCTTGAAGCTGTAGACATATTAGCGAATGTGGATGTGTACAACATAGGTATATTATCAGAAGGACTAGATAATTTCATTGAAGTAACAATACAACTAGATGCTAGAAGGTTTGAAAAAGGTGCTGGAGGAAAGAGATTTACTACTTTTCATATAAATAAGTTTGGTGCAGAAAATGAGGTAGAAGACCCACTTATTAATATTCAGATTAAGTATTCCAAAATGGTAAAAGAGTATTCTATGTTAGTAGGGCTTAATCCAGCTGCAAGATTAAAGCTGATACAAGTACATTCAGAAGGTGAATTTGATGACTTTGACAGAGATTTTATCTAACGCTAATGTTTTAAGAGATGATCCTGTAACTAGATTTGCAAAAGCAATAGTGAACAATGAGATTATCGCTGGAGAAACAGAACAATTAGGATGCAGAAGACATTTAGAAGATTTAGTCAATCAAGGCACTAAAGATTTTCCTTACAAATTCGATTATAAACTAGCTCATGAAGGTATTATAAAGTTTATTACAAAATACACAAAATTTACTGATGGAAAATTAGCTGGAGAACCCGTAGAACTCGTGGACTTCCAGTTTTTTATTTTAGGGAGTTTATTTGGCTGGACAAATATTAATACAGGATATAGAAGATTTAGGCAAGCCTATATTCAAGTTGCTAGAAAGAATACAAAAACTTATCTAGTTTCGTGGGTTAGTTTATATATGCAAATGGGAGATGGCTATTTTGGTAGCCAAGTTTATACTGCAGCTAATGCTAAAGACCAAGCCAAGATAGCATACAACAATTGTGTGAAAATGGTTAAAATCAGTAAACCTCTATTGAAAAGATTGAAAATTAGAGAAAGTGTAAGTGAAATTTATTACGCTAAGAAGTATTCAATATTAAAAGCTTTATCCAGTGAGACTAAAAACTTAGATGGATTTGACCCACATTGTGGAGTAATAGATGAATACCATGCTCATAAGAACAATCAAATTTATAAGCTGCTAGACGATGGAGCAGTTCAGCAAGATGAACCTCTAATCTTTATAATTACTACAGCTGGATTTGATTTGGATTCTCCATGTTTTGAAGAGTATGAGTACTGCAAAGATATTTTATCTAGAAAAAAGAACAATGAAAATAGATTTATTTATATAGCAGAAATGGATAAAGAAGATGAAATTGAAAATCCTAAGAATTGGTTAAAAGCAAATCCACTTTTTAGAGCTTTAGGAGAAATAGAAAAGCTAAGAATCAAAGTTCAAGAAGGTTTAGATAATCAAGCTCATTTTAGAAATATGTTGACCAAAACTCTTAATAAGTGGGTCGACATGAAAGAAAATGGCTACATGAACTATGAACTTTGGAAAGAAAATGGAATAGATCCACAAGAATTACTAGAAATATGCAAAGGAAAAGAATGTTATGTAGGAATGGACCTATCACAGAAGCACGATTTATCTAGTATTTCTTTCGAATTTCCACTAGAAAGAGAATATTATGCAGTAATAACTAGAACTTTTATTCCAGGAGCTAGAGTAAAACAGAAAGAAGCTACAGATGGGGCACCATATAGCAGATGGATTGAAGAAGGATTTTTAATTGAATGCGAAGGTTTAACTATAAGAAATCAACAAATTGAGGATTTTTTAGTAGATTTTTCCACTAAAAATGATTTTATTATTAAAGAAATTGATTATGACCCTTATTCTGGTAATCAAATAGCTCAAAACTTAAGTAGTAGAGGTTATATCACAGTTGAAATAAGGCAGGGTATGAAAACTTTGTCTGAGCCTACTAAGGATTTTAGAGAACAAACATACAATAAGAATGTTATCCATGAAAATAACCCAGTTTTAAACTGGAATGTATTAAATGCAGTAGAAAAAACAGACCACAATGGAAATATAATTTTGGATAAATCTAATACTATGAAAAAAATAGATGGTTTAGCAGCTACTATAAATTCACATACAAGAGCTATGACGCACTTTAATCAAGATACTGAAATAGATATATCTAAGTATGCAGAAGATGAGTTCTTAGATAAATTATGGGGCAAAAGGTGATAAAGTGAAAAAAATAAAAAAGTTTAGGGAAAAAATAATAAAAATTAAAGAAAAAATCAAAGATTTATTTAAAGATTACTCAGAAGATATTCTTATTACTGGAGGTTTAGCCTTTATTAATTGGGCTTCCTATACAATAACATTAAGCGTAGGACTATATACTACTGGTTTTACGCTTTTAATTTTGGGAATATATTTCTCTATTTTCCCTACAAAAAGGGGGTGAAATTAATTGATATTTAGGAGAGAAAACAGGGACAGCTATAGTTTAGCAGATAAAACCCTGCTAGATTTTCTTGGCATTGAAGTAGAATCAAATGTAAATGGTAAAAATGCTTTGAAAATCGCAACGGTATATGCTTGCTTTAGGATTTTAACTGAAAACATAGGGAAAATACCTATAAAGATATACCAAAATAAGCAACCAACCAATCATTATTTAGGGAAATTGCTTAAATATAAGCCAAATCCATATATGACAGCTATTAATTTCTGGAAATCTATAGAATTCCAAAGGAATTTAACTGGCAATGGATATGCATACATTGATATGGACTCAAGAGGAAGAATATTAGGCTTATATCCATTAGATTCTTCTAAAGTAGAACCATACATTGACAAACAAGGGCTAAAAATAAAAGACTTTTGGTATGTAGTTAATACTGGAAGAGAATTGAGAAAAGTACACCATGAGCAAATGCTACATTTCAAGGGGTTAACAGAAAATGGATTGCTTGGAATTAGTCCATTAGATTATTTAAAAGAAATATTTGAAAATGGTAAAGCAGCTCAGTCTTATACTAACAAATTCTATAAGAATGGAATGCAGACAAAAGGGATAATTCAGTATGTAGGGGATTTAAGTCCAAAAGCAGAAGAGAATTTTAGAAATAAATTTGAACAAATGGCTAATGGATTAGAAAATGCGCATAGAATTTCTTTACTGCCAATAGGATATCAGTATCAATCCATATCTCAAAAACTAGCTGATGCTCAATTTTTAGAAAATAATAAGATGACTATACAGGAAATAGCAAGTGCTTTTGGTGTAAAAATGCACCAAATTAACAATTTAGAGCGTTCTACATTTAATAATATGGAGCAACAGCAACAAGAATTTTATATTGATACTCTTCAGCCTATCTTAACGATGTATGAGCAAGAATTAATTTCTAAATTATTGTTAGATAGCGAAATTGAAAAAGATTATTTTTTAAAATTTAATATTGATGTAATTCTTAGATCAGATATAAAAACCAGATATGAAGCCTATAGAACAGGTATTCAATCTGGTTTTTTAACGCCAAATGAAGCAAGAGCAAAAGAAGACCAAGAACCACAAGAAGGTGGAGACGAGCTTATTGTAAATGGAAACATGATGAAGCTCATTCAAGCAGGCATTCAATACATGAAAGGAGGTGAGAAAGATAATGAATGAAAAGCCTAAAGTAGAAAAAGAAGTAAGAAATATTATACTGCCAATAGAAATAAGAGCAGAAGAAAGCGACGATAATAAAAAAGCTATTGTAGGCTATGCTGCTATTTACAATAGTCCTACTACAATTCGTGATTGGTGGGGTGATGAGTTTTTAGAAGAAATAGCACAAGGAGCTTTTGAAAAGTCTTTAAATGAGGATAATGTAAGAGCCTTATATAATCACAATCCAGACCATATATTAGGTGCTACTAAAAGTGGAACATTAAAACTTATTAGTGACTCTAAAGGATTGAGATATGAGCTAGAATTGCCAAATACTCAAGTAGCAAATGACCTTTACGAGAGCGTTAAGAGAAAAGACATTGAAGGGAATTCTTTTGGATTTAAAGTCAGGTCTGATGTATGGAGCAAAGTCGAACAAGAAGGCAAAGAAATAATGAAAAGGACTTTGACTGATGTAAAACTTATTGAAATAAGTCCTACCCCTTTTCCAGCTTATAGTGATACAGAAGTTGATTGTAGAAGTTTAGAAGAGTTTAGAAATAGCAGCGTAAATACTGAAATGGAAATTAGAAAACAAAAGCTAAATATTATATTAAAAACACTTTAGGAGGAATGTACACATGAATAAAAAACTAAGAGAACTATTTGCAAAAAGAAGCACTATAGCAACTGAAATGAGAAGCTTAATGAATTCTAACAACCTTGATGAAGCAGAAAAAAAAGCAGAAGAAATAAGAAGCCTAGATAAGCAGATAGAAATGGAAACACTGTTATTTGAAGAAGAAAGAAGCCAAGTGCCTACAGAGCCGCAGCAAGAAAAAAGAACTGAAAGTAAAATTGAAATAGAAAAAAGAGCAATAAGAAAGATATTAACAAGAGAGCAGCTGACAGAAGAAGAAAGAGCAAGCGTTCATCTTACAGATTCAGGAGCTGTATTGCCGCAATCATTTTCAACAACAATCGAAAATCTAAGAAAAGGCTACAAAGCTTTAAAGCCTTATTGCAGAGTAATTCCAGTTACTACAAACACTGGAAGATTACCACTATCAAGAGGAACAGACACAAAGAAACTTGCTAATCTACAAAAGGATACAGAACTTGTAAAAGAAATGGTATCTGTAGATCCAGTTGCTTACTCTACTTCTGACTATGGAAAAATAGTACCTATAGACAATTCGGTTTTAGATGATACTACAACAGATTTTCTAGGTCTAGTTGATGAAGAGTTTGCAGAAAATGCAGTAAATACAGAGAACTATGAGATTATACAAATTCTTAAAGCTCTTGTAAATCCTGCAGATGGAACTGATTACAAAGATATTCAAAAAGCTATCAATAAGTTAGCTCCAGCAGCTAGAAATAGAGCTATAATCATCACTAACTCAAATGGATATGCATATTTAGATGAGTTAGTAGATTTAGAAGGTAGACCACTTCTAAAATCATTAACTGAAGGTGGGGAAATAAGATTTAAAACTGCTGAAGTAGTTGAAGTAGACACAGAGTTTTTGCCAAATGAAAAAATGAGTGACACAACTACAGATGCTATTCCTTTCTATGTTGTAGACCTTAGAAAACTTGTTATGTTTTTCGATAGAAAAGGATATGAAATAGGAACTTCAAAAGATGCAGGATTTACTCTTAATCAAACACTTGTTAGAGTTTTAGAGCGTTTTGATGTTCAAAAGCTAATTAATAATGATGACCCAGACATTGCTAAATTTGCTAAGCGTGTTTTAATTCCAATAGCTTAATTAAGGGGGCATTGCCCCTTTAATTATTATAAGTAGGTGATACAATGATACTGACATTACAGGAAACTAAGGATTACTTAAGGCTAGAAGAAGAATACACGCTTGAGGATAGTATGATAAATGGCTTTATTGTTGCAGCAGACGAATATCTTAAAACTGGAGTTGGCACTGAGATTTACAATAGGATTGTATTAACCGAAAATGGAGAACCAGTCAACAAAGGAAAGCTGCAACAAGCCAAAATTTATTGTCTAGCCTTAATCACTGAATGGTATGATAGCAGAAAATTTACAGCTAATACAACTGAAGGAACAGCATTGGTATTGCAAATTCTAGCAACTCAACTAAAGTATGGGTGGGAAAGCTAATGGATATTGAAGTAGGAAAGCTTAAACACAGGATTGAAGTGTGGGGAAAAGAAAAAATAATTAATGATTATAAAGAAACTGATTATACTGATAAAAAAATTAAAACTATTTGGGCTGAAGTAGTGCCACAAACTGGAGCATTACAAAAGCAACAAGCAGATACGATTTTAAGTAATACAACTCATAAAATAAAATGCAGATATTCTGCTGGCCATGACATAAAACAAGACAACTGGATTATGTTTTATGGTAGAAGGTTTGATATTAAGTATATATTAGACCCTTATTTCAAGCATGTTATTTTAGAGATATTTGTCGAAGAAATACAAGGGTGATTCCATGGAAATTGGATTTGATGTAAAAGACATAGATAAGCTAACAGAAAAACTTTTAAAAGCAGCTCAAAAGACAGAGCCTAAGCAAATTAAAAAGTTTATGAAGAAAGAAGCTAAGAAATTAAAACGAAAGACAGTAACAAAGGCGAAGAAAACGGTGAAAAAGAAAGAAGGAAATTATTTTAAAGGTATTAAAGATGGTAGAGTTTATAAATATCATGGCGATGAATTGGCAGTAAGAGTTTATAACTCTGCTCCACATGCTCATTTGATAGAGTATGGACATGAACAATTGACTAAAGATAAGAAGCCTACAGGCAAGTTTGTAAAAGGCAATAGAATATTTGAAAGCACTAGGAAAGAATTTCAAAGTGAGTTTATAAGCGATATTGAAGATTTTGCTGTAAATATTTTGAAGCTTTAAAATCGTTTTTAAGACACTTTTATTTTAGGGGTTTTGTAATTAGCTTACTATTATTTTAAAAAGGCTTAGAAGTCAAAATATAAGACTGTTTTGTTTTGGTTAAATCAAGTAATTTCAACGCTTATAGCGTTATAGGTGGTTATTGTATGATTAAATACACAGATATTTTAGAAGCAATAAATACAAAGATAACTGAGGCATTTCCAGATATACCAATTCAATCTAAAGATATCACTGAAGGTTTTGCAAGGCCTTCTTTTTTTGTGGAATTTTCAAGAATATCTGCAAGTGAAATGATGAATTTTTATAAAAATAGGGTTATTACAGTAATAATCTACTATTTTCCTAGTAGTAGATATAAAAATCGAATTGAAATTCTAGAAAAACAAGACAAACTGGAAGATATTTTTCTGGATATGCTGCAAGTAAAAGAAAGCTTTGTTATTACCATAAATGAAACTGAAACCAATATTGTGAACGGTGGTCTACAGTTTAGTTTTGATTTAGAAACGGTAGAGCAATTAGAAAGAGAAACACCAGAACCACTAATAGAGGAATTGGATATGGAAATCAGAAAGGAAGGTTAAATTATGGCGAATATAGGTATGCCGAAAATTGATGTTATTTTTCAAGGTTTGGCAGTAAGTGCGATTAATCGCTCAGCGAAAGGAATAGTAGTTTTAATAGTAAAGGAAGATGCAGCTACTTTTGATTTTGCTGAATACAAAACTGCTGACCAAATAGATGATAGTAAGTTTACAGCTGAAAATGTTGCATATATAAAAGATGCATTTGTTGGAAATCCATCAAAAGTCATTGTAGCTACTCAGAAATCAGAAGAACTTCTAAGTGCTGTACTGCTAAAAGTAAAAACTAAGTTTTTCAACTGGATAGGCCTTGCAGAAGGTATACAGCAAGAGCAAGATGATTTAGCTACTTGGATTAAATCTGTAAATCAAAATGAGAAAAAGGCATATAAGGCTATAACTTACAATGCCACTGTTACTGATGATATGCACATAGTGAATTTCACTAACGAAAAAGTGAAACCAAAAAATAAAGCTGAAATAACTGGAGATAAGTATATAGCAAGACTACTAGGTTTATTTGCTGGACTTCCTTTTACTCAATCAGCAACTTACTATATCATGCAGGACCTAGAAAGTGTAACAGAACCAGCCGATGTGGAAACTGCTGTTAATGCTGGAAAATTAGTTTTATTCAATGATGAATTTAACTATGAACCTGTAGTAAGAGTAGCAAGAGCAATTAACTCACTTATTACAGTTGCTCAGCCACTTACTGATGACATGAAGAAAATCACAATAGTAGAAGCTATGGACCTTATAAAAACCGACATTTCAAGTACATTTAAAAATTTCTATGTAGGGAAATATAAAAATGTTTATGACAATCAAGTACTGTTTTTAAGTGCTATTAATAGCTATTTTAGACAGCTTGCACTTGAGAGTATATTGGATAGAAATTTTGCGAATTTGTCAGACATTAATGTAGAAAAACAAAGACTTGCATGGCTTGGAATAGGAAAGACAGAAGCTGAAACATGGACAGATTTACAAGTAAAGCTGAATACATTTAGATCTAATTTATTCTTAGCAGGAAAAGTTAAGATACTTGATGCTATGGAAGACTTAGATTTTATAGTGAATATGTAAGAGAGGAGCTAAGCTATGAAAGCAAATGAAGTGATTAGCGGTAAGTGGGGAAGAATTTGGGTAAATGGTGAGCTTTGGGCAGAGTGCAAGAGCTTTGAATCTAAAATAGTAGGAGAATGGGAAGATATAAGCTTTTGTGAAGAAATGGGAACGCATAGAAAGCTTTTAGGATTTGCTGGCGAAGGCACTATGGTTCTTCACAAAGTATATTCTAGAGGTGGTAATCTTTTAGCTGATGCCTTTAAGACTGGAGTAATGCCAGATATTAAGATAGTTAGTAAATTGGCTGACCCAGCTGCAAAAGGCCATGAAAGAGTTGAAATTTTAGAAGTTACTTTTGACGAATTTACTTTAATGAAGTTTGAAGACAAGTCTATAACAGAAGAAGAACTTCCATTTAAGTTTGGAGATTATAATTACCTGGATAAAATATAGGGGGCAAGGTATGGATAATAAAAAATTGACATTAAATGATTTTATAGCAAAAGCTAAGCAGAAAGAGCAGGATAAGTTCAAAGCTAAAGCAGTGTTTGTTCCTAGTTTAGGCGGAGAAGTAATGTTACAGAAAATATCAGTACATCAAGTAATTGATGCTATGGATAAGCTTACATTAGATGATTCTATGGCTAATTCAGTAAATGTCTATAAAGAACTAGTATATGACAGTATTCCTATGTTAAAAGAAAAAGAACTTCAGGAACAGTTTAAACTTGTAGAACCTTTTGATATAGTTACTGAAATGTTTGAGCTAGGAGAAATATATGAGATTGGAAATGAAGTTCTTACTCTTCATGGATTAGATAAGCTGGTTTCTGATATAAAAAACTAATAGAGGAAGATGGAAAGATGAAAATGGTTGCTTTTTATCTTCCTAGAGGTCACAATTTAGACCATCTTTTAAATTTAAGTTACTCAGAAAGCTTGTTTTATCATGCTAGCATGGAAAAATTTTTAAAAGATGAAGAAGAAAAATATAGCCAATTATTTAGAGGAGGGGAATAACCCTTCTCTTTATTTTGCCTAGAAGGTAGGTGAAACAATGGCAAAGGCAATTAATACGATTTTAAATTTGAAGGATAGATTTTCTAGCCCTTTGAAGAAAACTACTGACAATACAAAGAAATTTACTAAACAGGCAAAATTAGCTACAAGCCAAATTAAAAGAATGAGCAATACAGCAGTAGGTTCTTTTAAAAGCATGGCTAAAGGTGCTATAGGTTTAGGAGCTGCATACATGGGTTTTAGTTCTGCTAAAAATTTCTTAGCCGATAGTGTGGCAGGAGCTAAGGCACAAATTGAAGCAGAAACTAAATTAAGTGCAGTGCTTAAAAATACAAAAGGTATGACTGATAAGCATATAGAAGGTCTTAAAAAATATGCTAGCGCACAACAAAACATAGGTGTTATAGGTGATGAAGTCACTATATCTGGAATGCAACAATTAGGGACTTTTCAGCTTCAAGCATCAACTATAGAAAAGTTAACTCCAGGAATGCTAGATTTACTAGCACAAACTAAAGGATTGAACGCTACTCAACAAGATGCTACTCAGATAGGTAATTTATTTGGAAAAGTAATGAATGGACAAGTAGGAGCACTATCTAGAGTTGGTATTAATTTTACTAAAGCTCAAGAAAAAGTATTGAAATTTGGAACCGAAGAAGAAAAAGCAGCAACTTTAGCCGAAGTTCTAAAAATGAATGTAGGTGGAGTTAATGATGCCATGGCCAAGACTGACCAGGGTAAAATTCAGCAAATGACTAATAGCTGGGGAGACTACAAAGAAGAAGTAGGAAAAAAAGTTCTTCCTATTATGGCCAATGTAGCTAACTGGTTTTTTAATAAAATTCCTAAAATTCAAACTAAAACTTTAGCTTTAATAGATACAATTGTAAAAATTTCAAACTCAATAAGAAAAAACATGGTTCCAGTTTTAAATTTTGTTTCTAATAATTTATTGCCAAAAGTTAGAGCTGGATGGTTGAAGATGCAAGGTCCTATTAAAGAAATATCAGAAAAGATTTTACCAGTTTTGAATAGTACTATTTTAAAAACAAAAAATATAATTTTGGATTCAATCAAAGTAATGATAGACATGTTTAATTATATAAAAACTAATTGGTCTACGATAAAACCTTTTATAATAGGCCTTAGTTTAGCTTGGGGAACTTATAAAACTTATTTAATAGCAACTCAAACAGCCACATTACTTTTAGCAGCTAAAACAAAGATTCTAGCTGTTGCTCAAGGTGCATTAAATGCTGTTATGAATGCTAATCCAATAGGACTAATAATAACAGCCATAGGCCTTCTTATTGGAGCAGGAATACTACTATATCAAAATTGGGACACAATAAAAGCAAAAGCTTTTGAATTGTGGGGTAGCTTAAAGGCTACATTTTCACAAGTGCCTGCCTTCTTTAATGGTGTTTTTGAAAGTGCAAAATCTAGTTTTAGATCATTTATAAATTTCTTTGTGAATGGATTAAATAGGGTCATAGATGGAATGAATGGTCTTAAATTTAATGCTCCAGACTGGTTACCAATTATAGGTGGTAAGAAGTTTAGCATGAATATACCTAGAGTTCCAGCTTATGCAAGTGGAACAAGTTATTCTAAAGGTGGTTTAGCACAGATTCACGAAAAGGGTGGAGAGCTTAGACAATTATCTTCAGGAGAAACTATTATCCCAGCTGATAAGAGCAAGAAAATCATTAATAACAATAATAATACTGATAGCCCAATTATTATTCAGATATACGGAAATGTTTACGGAGTAGATGATCTTGTAAATATAGTAGGAAGTGCAATAAGTAATAGAGTTAAACTCGCAAGAGCTAATATGTAGAAGGGGGGTATATCGTGGATATTGTAGTAAGTGCAAATAATAATCAAGAAATATTAGTATTTCCAGTTGTGCCCCCTGATACTGGGGTTGAAAAGCCTGCAAAGAATGAAGTATTTGAAACCATAAGTCAAGGCGAATTAAATCTAATAGGTACCTTAGGTCTTAGAACGCTATCTATAGACTCGTTTTTTCCAAATAAAGCATACAGCTGGATTAAGCAAGGAGCCATTTCTAACGGATGGGCTTATGTAGATTTTCTTGATAGATGGAGAGCTGCAAGAGTGCCTATCAGAATAGTAATAACTACAAAAGATGGCCAAGAAAGATTGAATATGCCATGTACAGTTGAAAACTTTACTTACTCTTTAGATAAGGCTGGAGATATCAAGTACACACTAGAGTTTAAAGAATATGTGTTTGTGAAGGTGACTTAATATGCTTATAGATAACTACAGCGTGTTTTTAATTAGAGAAGGAGCAGGATTTGATATAAGTGGCTTATGTGGAGATTTAAGCTGGAGAGATAGTATTGATACTCTTGGCATGGAGTTACAGTTTACAACCGCAAATAGTGATGCTAGATATTTTCCTAAGCTAGTAGTGCAGCTGGGGGATTTGATTGTTTTGAGCAATAACGGAGTAGAAGTTTTTAGAGGAATAGTTACAGATGAAAGTATAGATGGAAGGTTTAGCAGAAGTTTTACAGCTTTTGATTTTGCTTTTTATCTTAATAAATCTAAAACGATAATACAATTTAATAAAATGCGAGCTGATGAAGCTATTAAAAAGCTCTGTAATCAATTCAATATAGCTATAGGTACTATTTGTCCTATATCAACTTTAATATCAGCTATATACAAAGATAAGACTATAGCAGAGATTATTGAAGACATATTAGAGCAAGTGACAAAGGAATTAGGAATAAAATTTAGAAAAGAAATGAGAATTGGAAAATTTTATATAGAAAAATATACTGATTTGATAGTAAAAGGCTTGTTTAAACCTGCTAGCAACATACAAGCTTTTGATGTTACTAAGGCAATAGGAAGCGTGAGCAGGTCTAGAAGTATAGCTGATATGAAAAACAGTATCCTTATTGTATCTTCAGAAGAAAAAAGCACTAGAGTAGCAGCTAAAGCAGAGGATAGTTCTAGTATTAAAAAATATGGGCTATTACAAGAAATAGAAAGTGTAGATAGCAAAGATATAGCACAAGCTAGGAACATTGCTAAAAACAAACTTGCCGAGCTTAATAAGATTGCAGAAGATACTACTATAGAGCTTTTAGGTTCAGATTTAGTAAGAGCTGGAAGAATATTAGAAATTATAGAGCCTATAACTGGCTTAAATGGGAAATATTTAGTTAAAGAATGTACTCATACCTATAAGAACAGAATACACAAGATGAGCCTTACTATAGAGGGGGTTTGATTGTGAACTGGGATATCGAATTAGCAAAACTGATGAAAGAAGAAGGAAAAGCAAGTATAAAAGCAATTAACACTGGAGCTATTGTTGGACTTGTAGTATCTAAAGTGCCTCCTAAAATATCTATCCTAGATGGGCAGGCAATGCTAGGAAAAGAGCATCTCTATTTAGCAAATGGAGCTGATACATTTAATTTTGAAGCAGGACAAGAAGTGTTATTAATTGCTACTCAAGATTCTCAAACTTATTTTTTAATAAATAAAGCAGTAAAACTATAAGAGGGGGCATGACATGGATATATTTCCAAACGCAGATATAAACCTTATATTGCAGGAACAGACAGAAGAGATAGCCCCACGCATTGGAAAGGTTTATAAATTTGATTTTGAAAATGGTAATTATTTATTGGAAGATGGCAAACTAATTGAAACTACAAAGACAGAAGCTATACAGCAATTTGTAAAGTGGACATTAAAAACTTTAATTAAAAAATATATCATATATAGCGATGATTATGGCATGGATTACAGCTTTATAGGTTATAAGAATTTACCTTTAGGTTTCGTAAACTCTGAGCTAAAAAGACAGATTGAAGAGCAACTAACAGCATATCCACTTATTAATAGAGTAATTAATTACAGTGGAAAAAGAGAAGGTAGTAGGCTTATTGTTGAATTTACTTTAGTTACATCTGAGAATGAAAACATTGTATTTAGTGAAAGCGTGGTGATTGCAGCGTGAGTTTTGAGTATAAGACCACAGACCAGCTAAGGCAAGATATTTTAGATAATGTATCAAATGATTATGAAAAAAGCAAAGGGAATTTGACTTATGATATTCCTGCAGCTACAGCTATAGTTCTAAATAAGACTTATGATAAGCTTAAAGAGCTTACTGATAAAGTTAATGTAGATAATCTTGAGGGCGAGGATTTAACTAGGTATGTAAAGCAAAGAAGAGGGCTAAAAAGAAAACTAGCTACAAAAGCTAAAGCTATATTAACTATTACAGGTGAAGCTAATATAAATATAGGAGATTTGTTTGAGACTCAAGCAGGTACTCAGTTTTCATCTACTCAAGCAATTTCTATACTAGGTAGTGGAAATATATTAGCTGAAGCTGTAATTCCAGGAGAATCTGGAAATGTAGGAGCAAATACTATAACTTTAATGCCAGTCACAATACAAGGTGTAGTATCTATTACAAATATCGCACCTAGCTATGATGGATTTGCAGAGGAATCAGATTCAGCTCTTAGAGAAAGATATTATGAAGCAATTCAAAGACCTGCTACTAGTGGTAATGTATTTCACTATATGGTTTGGGCAAAAGAAGTTCCTGGAACTGGAGACGCTAAAGTTATATCTTTATGGAATGGAGATAATACTGTAAAGGTAGTAGTTATTAATGCTAATAAAGAACCAGCTTCAAGCGATATTGTAAATGCAGTCCAGGAATATATAGATCCTAAAGGAAGCTTCATAGCAGAAGAAAACAGATGGACATTATGGGGTACTGGTTCAGGACAAGCACCAATAGGAGCTTACTGTACTGTAATAAGTGCTGTAGGTTTCGTGCTTAATGTGTCAGTAGACATTATGGAAGAAGAAGGATATCTTGCGGAAGAAGTAAAAACAAATATTGAAGAAAATATTACTGCATATCTGCAAGCTATAGCTTTCAAGCAAAACTATATAAGTTATGCGATAGTAGGAAGTATTATAGTGCAAACTGATGGGGTAGCAGATTATCAGAATTTAAAGTTAAATAATACTACTGCTAATGTAAATATTGGTAATGAGCAAGTCGCTATATTAGGCTCTGTTACTTTAACTTAGGAGGCCTGATATGGAAAATAAAATTATAGAATTAATGCATAAGTTAGTAAGAAAAGACCCTTATGTTATAGACCTTACTAACTCTATAGAATTATCGATTGATGAAATAGAGCTAGCTTTAGAGGATATTGAAAAGCAATTCTGGTTTGATACGATGACTTGGGGCGCTGATATATTAGCTAAGCAGTTAGATATCAAGATTCCTGCTAGTACATCATTAGAAGACAAGAGAAGTATTTTAGAAGCTAGATGGAAAAACAGTGGTAAATCAGATATATATCTACTTCAAGCGATAGCAGATAGCTGGAAAAATGGAGAAATAGAAGTAGGATTTGTTAATGGTAGAATACAGATTAAATTTATAGGAGAATATGGAGCACCAAGTGATGTTAATAGTCTTAAAAAAGAAATAGACCTTGCTAAACCCGCTCATCTAGGGGTTATTTATTTGTTCAAATATCTGCTTATAAAAGACATCCATGAAGTTTTAACATTAGAGCAAATGGAGTCATTAACATTAGATAAATTTGCTTCAGGAGGTGAGCCTATTGGCTAGCAATACAACTAATTTAAATTTATACAAAAAAGACCCTATAGCAGATAAGGACCAGACCTTTAATATCACAACTATGATGAATGAAAACTGGGATAAAATAGACCAAAATGCTGGTCAGACTGCTACGCAATTGGCACAATTAACGAATCCAAATCTGCTTATCAATGGAGATTTTCAAATTTGGCAGAGAGGGACAGAATTTGTAAACAAAACTATAGACTTTTATTCTGCTGATAGATGGATGATAAGAGGGACTGCAGGATGTTCACATACCATTATAAGAGAAAGTTCTGCTCTTCGCCCCGAGCTTAGCATCATAAGGGTTACAAGAAATAGTAATTTCTTGGGAAGTTTGACACAAAATATAGAAAATCTTAAACAGTTTTCTAACAAAACTTTGACTCTTTCTTTCTGGGCGAGGGTCATAGGAAATAATTTTAGAACTGGATTGGCACTCGCTGGAAATTATGGATTGGGGACAGAAGAAATTTTTCATTATTCAGAATTTGATGTAACTGAAAACTTTAAAAAGTATGAAGTAACGATTCAAGTTCCAGATTTAAAAAACAAGACGTTTGGTACCGAGCACTATTTAACTCTTTATTTATTTAGAGATAATGTAGCTGGTAGAACTATTGATATTTCAAATGTAAAGCTTGAATTTGGTTCTGTTGCAACACCATTTCATCCTAAGAGCTATGCGGAAGAGTTGGCTAGTTGTCAGAGATATTATGAGACTTTTTACCATTCAGAAAGACTACCAATTAACCCATCTACTCTATCAGCTTATGAATTTTGTTTTCCTTATAAGGCAACAAAAAGGATAGAACCAGTGCAAACTATAACCTCGTTACAAATTGATGGAGCGATGCAAACACCAAGTAGTTACATTACTATGGGAGCTCCTAATGTTAATTCATTTTTCGGATACACATTATCAAATCTAGCTATTGGTACAAGATTTACTTTCAGTGGTGTAGCCGATGCTGAAATTTACTAGGAGGTGAATTAATGGAATCACAAAAGATTAAAGTATATGTAAAATTGGATGAAAGTAAAGTAGTAAAGCAAATAAATTCATCAATTTTTTTAACAGATATAAATGATTATATTGAAATCGACGAAGGATATGGAGATAAATACTCACATGCACAAAGTCAATATTTAGAAAAAGGTTTAATTGACAATAAGGGTAGGTTTAACTACAAATTTGATGGTGGATTATTGGAGCTTGCAGAAGAAGAAAAAGAGAATTTGTTTCCAACTTTACCACCACAGCCGACAAGCGAACAACAGTTGACTATGGAAATGACAATGGCTATGGCACAGATGCAAATGGATAATATGATTGCAATAGCAGAATTAACAAATCTAATAATGGCAATGGGAGGTATGTAGATGTTTAACGAAAATTCAATGGTTGTTAAAACTTGGGTTGATTTAGTGAAAATGGGTGTTTACAAAAGAGAGGATGTTCCAGCACTTTTTAATCTTAGAGATATAGTTTATTCAATTTTAGACAGGGAGGTAGTATAGTATGTTTAATAAAGATTCTATTATCGTAAAGACATGGGTTTCGCTTGTAATGATGGGGATATATACGGCTCAAGAAGTGCCGAGATTATTTAATTTAAGAGATGTTGTAGAGCAGATATTCGCAGAGATTGTATAGCACAATAGTTAAAAATTGTGAAGTAACGAGGGATAATTTTCCCTCGTTATTTTTTTAGAGGAAACCTTTTTATACATTACAAAAATTTTTTTAAATTTCTGCGTGTAATGTATATGGAGGAAGATTAAATGAAAATT